ACCAGCTGGCCACGCTCCTGGCCCTGGCCGTCATCGTCCTGGCTGAAGAACTCGTGGGCGTTCTGGCTGGTATCCACGCACAGCGGCTGGCCTTTCCACAACAAAAAACCATCCTGGGCCTCCAGGATGGAACCGTATGGAATATTGACCTGCTGGCCATTGCAGCCCTTGAACCTCGCCCGCCTCCGGGCGACGTACCTTTTGTGGATGATCTGCTCCATGGCTTACTCCTCCGTGGTCTCGGCGGGGGCCTTGCTGGGCAGCATACCCATCAGCTCGGTATACTCCTCCGCCGTGATCTTGCTGGACGCCAGGAAGATGTCCAGCTTCTCCTCCATGCCTTCGATCTGGCCGCGCTCGATCATGCGCTTAAGGGTCCGATACAGCATCTTCTACACCTCCCCTCTCAAATGGTCTCACTATCTGCCGCCACACCAAGCTCCAACAGGGTGATGCGGTATTCGTGGTCTACGGTCAGGCCGTCAATGTCTGCCGAAAGGTCGTGGGCCGCAGCGACCATCGGGCCGGCGTCCGTTTCCTCCAGCATGACGATATCCAGCACCCCCATACCCTCCGGGGACTCTCGGCCCAGCAGGCGGTAGGGCGTCCCTTCAAAAGCAATGCCCGAAGCCTCCGGCTCCGGGCACAGGTTGTAGCAGCCGTTCTCGGCCTGCTTGATGTAAGTGGGGGTCTCGGTCATGCCGATGCGTTCCCCATTACTGGTTCGTGTGATTGTGAACATTTTGCACCTCCAAAAAAGATAGCATGGTAGAGCCGCCGTAGGCGAAGCAGGCGGCCATGGTCATTGAAATTGCGGTAGTAGGCGCTCTGGCATTCCATGTACTGCTCCACGTCTTTCAGGGGACGCTTGCCCGCCTTGAACTCCCGATAGAACAGCTTCAGCTTCCGCCTGGCTCGCTTTACACCGTCCCGACTGCCGTTGACCTTGATTTTCCCGGTTTCCGTCAGGGTAAACCGGGCTTTGCAGAATCGGAAGGGCTTTGTGAGGGGGATGATCTGGCACTTACGCTTGTTGACACGGATGCCCATAGCTTCAAAGCGCCGAACCAGCTCCCGCGCAAATTCCTTCAGGTTTTCAACGTCGGGCAGGATAGCCCAATAATCATCCGCATAGTGGCCGAAGCAATGGACGCCCATCTGACATTTGGCCCAATTATCTACGGCACTGGGCAGCGACATCATCTCCAGCTGGCTCGGCTCCACACCAAGCGGCATCCCACGTCCCGGTATGGGGGTAGGGGCGTTCTGAACGATAGTATCGGGCACCAATCGTAAATCAGGGTTGGGAATCAGGCGCTGGTGCCGCTGATAGATTTCGGTCTGCGGCGCCCATGGGAAAAATTTCTTTAGGTCCAGCAGCATAATGGCACCTGCCCGTCCATAGTGCCGGAAGTGCCAGTGTAGATGGTTCTTGAGCCGATCAAATTGCCAGTGGAGCCCCTTTCCCTTTTGACTGGCACCGTTGTCGTAGATCATGCTGGGGCCATACAAGGGAACCAGCACCTCATTACAGAGAGTCTTGTGGATCTGCCGGTCGGTGATGTGGGGTGCGTCAATGGGGCGCACCTTGCCACGTTCGCGCAGGGTAAAATGGACACACTTTTTGGATTTCCACGTTCCGTCCAGAATCATTCGCCGCCTACTGGCGGTACCGGAAAACAGGTGGGATTCAAAGTTCTGGACGCTCTGTTTCCACCGGACGCCGTTGCAGCACTTCCGGCCATGAAAGAACATCTTCCGGTAGCTATACACTTTGCCAATGGGGCCGAGGGCGGCGCATCTGGCCTCTCTCTTTGCCTGCCGCTTTGCCTTGCGGCGTTGATACCGCGCCTCCCGGCGCTCCGAACTTGTCATAAAAAAGTATTCGCCCTCCGTACAGTCGTCTTGTAGGGTGCCGTCTAAATCTGCGTTGCCCCAATACACATGAAACGGGTTAGGCACATACCCCGCCATGCAAGAAGCGTCCGTGTAGGGGCATCAAAGGGCAGTTTTAGGGATTGGGTACCCAGGGAAGTATCTCTCCTTTTGCTAAGGTCGTCTTTCACCTGGCCAGATAAATCCAGCCTGTTACTCCATTTGACCCAGCATAGCAAAATCCGGGCAGCAGGCCCCCAGAGGCATTAGCGTTGTTGTTGTTGTAGTTGCCGTCGGTGTTGACGATGCAGAAGTTATTGTTGTTGTTGTAATTAGGGGAGCGGAGCCACCACCACACCGCCGAGGGACAAATTTTCAGAGATACACCCAATTCTTGCTCAGGGTCTTTTCTTTTGAGCCAGGGATTTGACCGCGCCCTTTAAGAGCTCATTCTCCTTGTCAATCAGCTCCCCCAGGCTCTGCGCCATCTTGTCCAACTTCTCTGAGGCATCCTTAGCGCCGACGGTCTTCCCCTTTGAGGTGGTAAAGCACCCCTCCGGGTTTTCCATCATCACCAGGTAGCAGTGGGTCAGCCGGGAATCCAGCGCCATGAGAGAGGCCCGCGCTTCCAGGAGGTGAGCTTTCCGAAGCTCAATGCGCTGCGGGTCTGATGGGAAGATGCTGTTTGCCTTTTCAGCATGGTCAATGACCTCACCGGCCAGTTTGGCCACAGGCTCTGCAACGAGACGGGAGTATCTGGCCGACAGCCTTGTCAGAAAATTCAGCGTTTCCACATAAATCTGATGGGCCGTGTTGATAAACTCCGCCTTGCTGGTGGTGCGTTTTTGTGCGAGTACCGACATTTTACACCCCTGTTTCTGTCTCTCTGGGCTTGATGGGTCCACGCTCCCGTTCCACTTCCTCCAGATGCTTCAGCAGAACAAATTCGATGTAGTTCGTTACAGAGCGGTGTTCTTCCGTTGCCAGCGTTCCAACTTTGTTAAAGACTTCATCGGTGAGGCGCAGGGTAAACACCCGTTTTGTTGTCGCCATACTTGACCCTCCAACTGATAGGCATAAGGCTATTATACGGTTGATGTTGCCCTTTGTATGCAGTCTAAAGGCAGGTAAGTGATAGCATTTCCCGAAATTTATCGAATTTTGGTGGAAATTAACGGAGACCCAAAAATAAAAAATCGCGTCGGGCGCTTACGCGCCCTCCGTGTTCCGGCCCTGGCGGGCCGGTGAGCGTCCTGCCGGGAGGCCGCCCGCTTTCGCGGGCGGATCAGGCCGGGATCCTCTGCGGAGGATTAGACAGCAAAGCCGGGCAGCAGGCCCCCAGAGGCATCAGCGGTGCCGCTGCCGTAGGTGCCGCCGGTGGTGACGATGCAGAAGTAAAAGTTGAGGTTGCAATAAGGGGAGCGGAGCCACCACCACACCGCCGAGGCGGTGGATGTGTGTCTATAGGCAATTTTGCTATTACCAGCTTTATAATAGGCGTACTGAGCCTGAGAGTTTTTCTCAGTGTTATTTGCATAACCATCGTTACCCTGTACCTCATAGTTCGACAGGAGGAACAGGTAGTCAGTGGTTGCCGTCACATTGCCCGCTACATGGCCGGTGTTATTGCCCACGTTGTCCGTGTACTTAGTCACAGACTTCATGCAGCTCCGCAAATCAGAGGGAAGGGCCGCCATCAGACTGTTAGCCACAGGGCTGGTCGGGGTTTTGCTGTTACCCAGCAGCGTCTTCCGCATATAGCTGTCCTTCCAGCCGCCCACATTGGTGTTGCTGCTGTTCATGTGGAAATAACCGTCCCCAGAAACACCGGAGCCGTAGTTGTTGTCACACAGAGCCACCATCTTCCCGCTGATCTTGCCGATCTGGAAGTGGATGCGGTTGGCACCTTCCTTGCCGCTGTTGTGATTGAATCCCAAGATGAACGCCTGCACAGACAGATTGGAGATACCGAAGCTGCCCACCGTACCGTTGATAGTGATGGTCTTAGTGTCTCCCACCGCCCAATAGTTGGCCCCCTTACCAGCATCCGAAGCCTGCTTGATGGTGCTCCAGCTGTTGTCGTTGAGCGTCGTGGTGGGCAGCGTCACGGTCACGCTGCAGGTCTTATCCGCCGGGGCGGTATGGTTGGTGCCGGCCGCCACCTTGACGGTAATCGTGGCGCTTCCCTTAGCCTTGGCCGTCACGGTGACGGTTGTGCCACTCACGCTCACAGTGGCCACACTGGTGTTGCTGGAGGTAGCGGAGACTGCGCCGTCCCCACCCTTGGTCACGGCAATCGTGCCGGACATAGCACCGGTATTCAGCGCCATGCTGGTCTTATTCAGGGACAGACTACCCGCAGCCTTAGAGATACTCCAGGACACGGTCTTGGCCGCTGTAGTGCCATCCGGCCAGCAGTAATTGGCTTTCGGGGTGAAGGTGGCGCTGTAGGTGCCAGCATTGGTGCCGGAGGCGGTGCCGCCCTGCGTCATCTTCGTACTGTCATAGCCGTTGAATGTGGGGCTTTGGGCGCTCCCGTTGTAGGTAAGAGCTCCGCTGGCCGTGGGGATCGCCACACTGGCCCGGCTGATCGTCCAGTTGACGGAAACCGGCTCAGTGCTGCCGTCGCTCCAATTGAAGCCCTCCTTGGGAGTAAATGTGGCTGTATAGGTACCCACTTCCGTCCCGAAGGTCTGCCCACCAATAGTCAGCTTCTCGCTATCAAAGCTGTTCCATGCCGGGCTCTGCTGGGAGCCGGTATAGGTCAGGCTCCCATTCTGCGAGGGAATAGCGTTGATGGAGTTGGTCAGCTTGGTGACCGCCTGCAGCGCAGAGTCCGCCGCTGTCTGTGCGTTCTGAGCTGCCGTTGCGGCCTGCTCCGCTTTGGCCTTAGCCTGCTGGGCAGCGGTTTCGGCGGCGGTCGCCGCTTCCTGAGCGGCAGCAAGGGAGTCTGCCGCTCCATTGGCTGTTTCCAACGCCTCGTCCGCCGTACTCTTAGCGGTACCGGCAGTCTGCTGCGCCGAATTGGCTGCGGCAAGGGCGGCTTCCGCAGTGCTCTTGGCGCCATCAGCGGTGGCCTGCGCTGCCGACGCCACTTCCTTGGCGGTGTTGGCCACCGCTCTGATGTCGTCCAGCTCATGCCCAGAAACGCTGGGCACGTTCACTGTACCGAGTGCCATAGGGTTATTCCTCCTTCTGTTCTGTTGTCTGTGCGTCACTGGCCCCGGCATCCCCAGCGCCCTGCGTGATATACAGTTGGCCGCTGAGATTCGCCGTCGGTGCCGAGCGGCTTCGGAAGATTACAATACCATCCGCCGTCTCCGTGGTGGGACATAGCCCGCAGGCGGCCGCGACGTCAATGCTGGAGGCGTCGAGGACTGCATCAATACGGGAATTAGGGGTCACGCCAGCGACCTCCAGGACATAGCGGTGAGGATACTTCGCAATCGGGGTCTCCATCTCCATTTCCTCGCTCCAGCTGGCGGGAGAGAGAATAAATTCCCGCCGGACGGCGGTATTCGCCTTAACGGCGTCCAGCTCGTTCAGGCAGTTCTCCACCTCCTGGAGAGCGCCTGCGAGTTGTCCTGTCAGCCCCTGAATGTCTCCGCCCAAACCAGAAACGGCGGACGAAAGGCCGTCCGCCGTTTTCATGGTCTGTTTCAGATTGTCACTCAGGGTTTTCAGGCCATCGAAACCTAAAACTTTCAAACCTTACTCCCCCTTTGCATTGGATTAGCGGTTCTTATTCGCCCTCGGGCGCGGGTGTATCCGCCAGCAGGGCGGAAACCTCGGAGCTTGTGATGGCCTCGATCTCGCTGGCCTTGATGTAGCCGGACAGATCCACGAAGCCCGCCAGCGCATCGTACTTGTAGTCCTCACCAACCTTGACCACGGCCACGTTGGTTCCGGCGGGATGTTCGGTATCCGCGCCCTCCACGAAGTTGGCGGTGGAGGTGAACTTCTCGGTGACATTGACCACCAGGCCCAGGTTCTCCTCCTTCAGCTCGGGAAGCTCGGCAAATGCCACGCTGCCGCCGGCCTTGTAGGTGCTGGACACCTTGGCGGTAATGGCGGCAACCACCTGCTCCTCGGTCTGGTACTTGGCGTCGTTGGTGAGCTCAGACGCCTTGGTGGGCACAGTGATGTCCACAGCCTTCTCCGTGATGGCCTGGGCGGTGCCGTTGACCTTAACAGCCTCCAGCACATTGGCCTGAGCGCCGGCGTCCTCCAGGGCCTTTACCCGGTCAGACACGGCAGTCAGGTCCGCCGCCTTGGCGTACCGGGCCTTGATCTCGTCAGCGAAAGTGGAAAGGTTCTGCAGGGTAATCAGTTTCATAAGGGTAAACCTCCGTAAAATTTACTCCGGGATGTGTACGAGGGATGCGATTCCCGGTTACATCGCATCCCTCGTGGTCGGCGTTTTAGGGGGTTCACTCAGCGCCCTCCTGGGCAGGGGGATCGTCGAACAGGGCGAGGATTTCAGCCTCGGAAGCGTCGGATAAACCAACGCCTCCGGCCTCCTTGATCTGCTGGGTGACGGCCTCCTTGGTGGCAAAGTCCTCCTTGATCTTATCCACCAGCACCTTCATGGAGTCCAGGGTAATGACTTTCTTCGGGCTCGTGTTTTCCGCCATTATGTTTCACCTCCTGTTTGCGGTCATGCCGCCTATTTATTCCTGGTCAAAATTGACCTTGGAACCATTGTAAATGTCCTCGGCTTCCAAATCTGCCGCAGCGTCGATGGCGATATTTCCGCTGCCATCAACAACAAGGCCAGAGCCCTCCCGGACCCGTACACCTCCGAGGACCGTTGCGCTCGCCGCAGGGAGCACGTAAGCTCCGCCGCCGCCAGGCGTCCCGCCAACCATACTCTGGTAAACACCAAGCAGGGCAAGGCTCGCCTTGATGTCGCTGTCCGGGGGACGCTTTGCGTAGACACGCAGCGCCCCAGGGATGGTGCGAATATATGGGGACAGATTGCAGTTTCCTGCAGTATTCAGATGCTCCGGGTACACGGTGAGGAGGGGGATCAGATTGTCCTGGACCACCTCATCCACCATATCAAAATGTACAGGGTACTCGCCGCCAGTGTCGGTGTCTTCCACCCAGCCATCGGCAGGGAGGATAATATCCATCCTGGCTGTAGCGGCGGAGCTGGCCAGGCCGCTATGCTGAGGAGCTGTGTCCAGCAGTGTAAGGCTTGCGCTGATCGCGTCAGGCGGGACGCTCTTGGCATAAAGCCGCAGCGCCCCCGGCATTGTCCGGCTCACCGGGCAAAGGCCGCAAACCCTGGCCGCTTCCAAGGAGCCGGGGATGATCGTCAGCATGGGGATCATTGCCTCGGTGATATCGGTACTGGCAATGTCCATGTGGATCGGATAGGCCCCGCCGGTGTCTTGGTCCTTGGCCCAGCCAGAGGCCGGGATGGTGATGTCCATTTTGGCCGCACCTGCCGCCCTGCTGTTAAACAGCTTGATCAGGTCGCTGTAGGTGACCAGGCCCGCCGGCGCAGTGACGCTGACGTTTATCTCATCAGACACGATGAGCACAATAGGAAACTGCCAAATGCCCGTCGGGAAGCCGATGGCATAGGGGGGAATGGACTGGAGATAGTCCCCCAGGGTGGCATAAAGAAGGTCTTCCTCTTTGCCTGTCGCGGGGTTGATTGCGTAGACGATGAACTCACCCAGCATGAACGCAGGCACATTAGCGTGGTCCTTGTCGTTCTGATACTGGATATCCAGGTATAGCCGTTCGTTCTCGTGCCGCCGGTCGCCAATGTAGCCGGTGGTGACATACTGGAGCAGCTCATGAACATCTGCCAGATTGGTGTCTTCAGAAACTCTGCCACTGCCCACCAAAACCCGTGTCAGCTCCAGCGGCGCACCAAGCGCCATGCAGGCAGCCAGAATTTCACGGCCCTTTGTCGTTGGTTTGTATCCGTAATCCAAAATGATGCCTCCTTTTCTCTATTTTGTTATTCCGGGAGCTCCGGAACGGGGATGGTGGTGATAATTGCGGTGCGCCCTCCTACCCGGCTTGTATGGGTCATGCTGATTTTATCCGGAAGCTGGGGCACAGGAATAGAGGCGGAGGAAGTCAGGTAGCCACCCACCCGGATGGTGCTCTGGAATTCAAACCGATCCTCAACAGCAGGAATTGGCCGGCGAATGACAGAGGTCATGTGCCCGCCAGCCCGCAGGGTGCTTTCGAAGCGGTAACTATCCGCCACCTGTGGTATAGGAAGTCTTACAACCGAAGTCATAAGCCCACCCAGACGAAGTGTAGCGGGCTTTTTAGCTCGCACCACCACGGAGTAGTCAAAACACTGGTGTGACGGCTTCCGGCGCTTAATCTCTTTGATCACGGCAAGCGTGTTCATACCCAAAGCCGCTCCATCAATGGTGACTCTGAATGTATAATCATCCACGTTCTCGGTGACCACTGTGTTGCCGCCAGTCAGGCCATTTATAATCTGCTCCATGCGGGCGGGGTTCATGGGGAGCCTGGCTCCGCGCTTCATGATGATATTCCGCCGTCTGGTTTCCAGGTCATCGGCGGGCTTTGGAGTGATAGCGTATCTTCGCTCCCAATATTCGATGGCCCAAGTGGTCCGCTCCGGGAAGGGTTGCTGGCGCAGCTCCTCGAAATAGGCGCGGGCCTCTCCCATCTCCATGCCCATGATCTCGAATATCCACTTCCCGACGTAGGACCTGTCATAGATGGGCGAGATACGCTCCATCATGCGGAGGGCCGTTTCATTGGTTGGGAAATGCTCCAGGTCGATTGCCATTACCCGACCACCTCCCTCGGAATGCCGAGATCAACGGAGATGGTTCCGGGGTATTCGTCCAAGGCGATGGCAATATTCTCGATGCCGCCGTTCATGGTTAAGCGGGTAAAATCATAGATGCCAGGAGCCTGCGTGATGATGGCGTGGATATGAATGTACTGCACCAAGCCCTCACTCTTGGCTTTGATGTAATACTCCTGGATCGCTTTAGAAATGCTGTCGGCCACCGTAGCGGCATCATAGCCATCCACCAGCGACGCGCTGAAGGAATAGGCGATGCCTTTCATGGTGGGAGCCACGACGGTCAGGATGGCCCCGATGGGTGCCTTCCTGTTAAGCCGGTCCTCCGGCGACATGATGTGGTTATACACCAGCTCCAGAATGTGATCGTTGGCAGGCTCGCCATTGGAGTCCAGCACCACGAGCTTCACGCTGTTCTTTACGGCTGGGTCCCAATTGGCGATGACAAACGAAGTGCCAACACCGGGGACCTCCTTGGACCAGCGGATATAGTCTGCGTCGCAGCCGACAAAGCCCGTGTCGAGCCCCTGCTCAATTTCCATGATGCGGGCCCGCAGGCTGTCATCGCTTTCCTCCTCAGTACCCCCAGAGGCTTTCTCCGGGTTTTTGATGGCGGTAATACCCCGCATGGGTGACACCATCAGAACGATGGCGTCTGCGGGGACATTTCCGCTCGTTCCGGGCAGCACTGCCAGGACGCCAACGGCAGCTTTCCCATCCTCCGCAATCTCTGCGGCCTCCATAGTGCGGAACTCGATTGCAGGCTGGGAATTGACCGAGGGGACAGCGAAGGCAAAACCAGCCGGGATGACGGTTCCGGCAATACCCTCGATCTCCAGCTCGGCATAGGCATACCCGGCAGCACGTCGCTCCAAAGCGACACGCTTGGCGTGGAGGTCCAGGTATTCACCATAGGACCATTCCGGGAACATGATTTTCAGGGTTTCCACCAGATGGAACTGAAGGAGCTCCGCCTTCTCCAGAGCCGTGGGCTTGGTAAAGTCCCAGGGAAAGCCGCCCTCGGTATCGTCGATGTCCGGCGGAAGTCTTGCCATCATCCGCCGGTGGATCGTTTCCGCATCCTGATTCTTCAGCCAGTCCGGCATAATAAATTCGCCCACGTGTTCACCTCCTGTCACAATGGGATTTCAACGCTGACCACTTGCTCCTCCCAATCCTGCCCCTTGACATTGAAGGTGCAGCCCAAGGTTTCATTCCGCCAGGAAAAGACGTAGTCCCGGACATACTCGGTTTTGGGATTCACCATGAGAGCCTCGTTGATCGTGCGCTCAACAGCGCTCTCCACTGCGGCCCGATCTGCGTGAGCGAGCGCCTCGATCATCTCAGTGCCGATGTCGGTAGTGTAGGAGAGGCAAGTGAAACGCTCCGTCATTACGGTCTTCAGGCACCATTGGCGGTATGCCTCCCGGCCATCGGCTGGCACCATGTTCCCGGAGCCGTCCCGGAGGAAGTCGCCGGTTTCATAGTCGAAGTAGACACTGCGCCGGTACTTTCGCTCTTTGGCAGCAGTCAGCACATTGATTTCCGGTACCGGGAATACCGGGAACAGGGTTTCTGCCATTTACTTCACCCCTCTCTCAAAGGACCGTGGCCGGAAGCACCAGGTCAACCACGACAGCGTCGTTCTGCACCCAGGCTACAAGAACACGATCCCCCGGCTTCAGCTTTCGCATCTTCTCCGGGATCAGCACATGGTGCTGGTGCATACCGTCTGAGCTGTCGCCGCCCGCCGTCCGCTGAGAGGGGATTGGCGGGTCCGGCGCAGCCCCGGTGGCCTCGCCAACGGTTCCCGCTTGGCTTCCGCCGTGGTGGGTACAGGTGAGGCTTATGGTTTTGTGGATGTGCGATCCGCTGTGCGGGAGCCCGATGTCCTGGGTTTTCGCCAGAATGTCGTGGGTCGGCCCCAGGGTGAGCTGGCGGCAGACCATGTAATCCGATTTGGGAATGGGGATAGGATAGGTGTTGGTCAGCAGACTGTAGTCCGGCTGGATTTCCCCGAAGTCGAGGAGGAGGGCACTGTCAGCGTCCTGATTCTGCCGGATGCGGCCTTGAATGGCCTGAGCCAGATGGTTAATGCCGGGGTTCCCCTCTGCAGGGTTCATAGGTATCCCTCCTTTATGCTGCGGGGACAACGCCCATGGTCATGGAGGCAGTAGCGGCATTATGCTGAATCGACTTGATGATGAAGTAGCCCTCCCTCGTCCGGGTCTTGGCATGGATTTTGTCGCCCTTTCGGATGGTGGGCACGTCCGGGGCCTGGAAGCTGATGGTGTTTTCCGGCTCTCCATATTCATCAAGTATCTTCTGCGCCTCCGCCTTGGCCGTACCAAGGTCATCATCCTCCTGGCGGTTATAGATGCGCTGCCGGATTCCGAACTCGGTCCTGCCGTCAATAACCGCCTCCGCAGGCTGCCGTCCCTCGGCATCCTCCTTGCCCACCACCTTGACACGGGTGATGAGGTTCTGGGTGCTGATGGCGTCCTTGGTAACGGTCAGGCTGGTGTCCTCGTCGAAGTGGTAAATGGTTTCATTGCTTCCCAGCTTCAGAACACTGGCGGCCCCCTTGCTCGCCCGCACGACGTATTTTTCTGCGCCATGCTTTACGGCTGTATCCAGGAGATCCATGATGATATCCGCCAGGAACTCGTTTTTATATAGCGTCTTGGCGTGGGCCACGTCGGGCCCGGTGTATTCCCCAAGGGGAATCCCCCAATCGCTGAATACCGCCGAGATTGCGGCCTTTGTGCCCATTCCTGCGGTAATATAGCGGTTGTCCTGGCTTTTTTGGAGGTTGAACAGCTCATCATAGGCCAGGACGGAAAACGTTTCAGAGCTGCCGCTGTTGCTGGTGTCCCAATCCACAATGGTCCCGCGGGCCACCTCGTCGGTGCCGTCGCCCCAATCGGCAATAATGGCAGCGATGCAGCCGGGCTTGATCAGCTGGGAAAGGGGCTGGCCCTGGTACTTGGCGTTGTGGACGGTGAAGGAGAGCCGCATAGCGATCTCTCCCTCACCCTCCTCCCAGCCCAGGTCTTCTGCCGCCCTGGAGATATCAAGCTGTGTGCCGTCCTCCAGGATGGCCACGAGTTTATAGGTCAGCTTCCGAATGTCGATCATGGCGGCCTCCTTACGCTGGGAGTGTGAATGTCTGGCCGGGATAGATCAAATTCGGATTGCTGCCGATGGTGTCCTTATTCAGCTCGTACAGCTCCTTATACCGGCTCCCATCCCCCAGAAACTTCTTGGCGATATTCCACAGGTTGTCGCCCTTTTTCACTGTGTAGGTCGTGGCCGCCGCTGCTGCGGGCTCCGGCCGGGTGGCGGTGGTGCCGTTTTCATTGGTCTTGGCGCTGGGCATGATGTTCAGCTCCGACGTGGTGTAAATCTTGATCTCTTTGTTTTCGATGAAGGTCACATCGTAAGAGACGTCGCCGCAGCCGCCAGTGGGCGTTCCGGTGTAGTCGCTGACCATGACCTCGTGGTTGATCCAGGTCTCCGTGACCATCAGAATCAGGACCGTTCCGTTCTTGCGCCACCGCTCAAAAATGCTCTCCATCTCCTTGGGGGCTTTCCAATGGTGGGCCTTGATAAAGCTGGCCGATTTCCGGCTCTCGCCGGGGAAGGTGCCGCTCCAGGAGAACGAAAGGAGCTTCGTTCCCCTGGGGAGCTTCACCTCGCCCACGTTGATGATGTCATAGCTTTGGAACTTGGTGCTGCCCTTGTGCTTCACCTTTTCCGGGAGCATGGCGAGGGCGATACGGGTCCCGGTTTCTTTCTCGGTAATGTAAACGTCCACTTATGTGCCTCCTCTCACCGGCATATTGGCAAACACACGGGCCAGCCGTTCCGCCAGCTCGTCGCTGATATCGTCCACCATCTCCTTGATGTGGGCCTTGATGATGTCCTCATATCCGCCCACGTACACGGAGGTCAGAGCCGTGTATCCGCCGGACTGCTTGCAGATGGAGGCGTCTGAATTCCCGATGATGGGCGCGCTGATCTCATAGTCGCAGGTGTCGGAAAAAAACTGCTCCAGCGGCGGGTTATGATAGGTGGCGGTGAAGGGGCCGGAGGGGAGCAGGCTGTTCTTCTTGGCGATCTGCACCAGGTCCCGGCGGGCGGCAAAATTGATTTCGTGGTTGATATAGTTGGTTTTGTGCTGGTGCAGAAAGATCACGTTGGACACCGGGATCCGCTCCACCATCAGGGACAGGTCCTCCTGGTCCTAGGAGGTCCGGGCCTCCATCAGGCTGTCGCCGGATTTGATGCGCTCCAGGAAGGAGGAGAGGAAGTCCCTCTGCATCTCCATGCGGGTGATCTTCTTGCTGAACTCGTCTATCCTCCCCTCCAGCTTTCTGATCAGCCGCCGCCGGTCGTTCTGGCCCAGCATCTCCTGGATTTCCTTCAGCGAGAAGTCGAAGTTCTTCATGTTCTGGATGAAGAACAGCTGGTACATCTGGTCATACGTGTAGTAGCGGTAATTGGTCTCCGGGTTCTTCTTGTATGACGGCAGCAGCCCGATGGAGTCATAGTGCCGCAAGGTCTTCACGGACACGTGGCACATCTTGGAAAACTCCCCGATGGAATACAGCTCTGAAGAATGCATCGTATGACCTCCCAAATCCGGCGCCGGTTTTCCCGGGACGGCCCGTCCCCGGGGGCGCACGCCGGCGCTCCGATTCCGCAGCTGTTCCGGGCTCTTTGGGGTATTATAACAAT